GTCTGTCTCATCTAAAAAAGCAAAATTCTTCTCGTCATAATTTACATAATACTCGCGCCCATCCTGATACTGCAATCTTATCTGGTCTCCATCCTTACCTTTCGTCATCAAATGACGATTAACCAAGAAAAACTGGCCTTTAAATTGCAATGCATTCATTCCAGTTTTTTGACATAATTTTCCATTATGGTCGCCTATAAGACTAATACGGGCAAGACTAGGGCGAATACGATGGAGTAAAACATCATCAGCATTTGAATCTGTAGCATTCTGGGCTCTTGCTTTACCAGGACGAACAACATTGCGTTGCACTCGCTTTGCACGTTGTGTTTGATCCCGAAAATAAGCTTTATTTTCAGGCTCTGCCTGTTCTGCTTCTTCCTCTTCCTCATCTGATTCCTGCTCTTTAAACATATTATATGCAGCGTAGGCAAACGTACCAACTCCCGCAATAACTGACAAAATATTTAGTGATTCCTTTATACGTGGATGCTCCTCAAAAAACTTTGCAATCTTTTGACGGTAATCTAAAAGAACACCGTCAAATAAACCTGCTTGATTTTCAGGCTTAGTTACACTCTCATAACAAACATCACAAAATTCTCCTGTAGCTCTTTTTAAACGAATGTGATGATCAAGAGTATACATAGTGTTTTTATCTAAAATAAAATCTTTATTATATTCCTCACAAGTCCTTACAAAACAATCGCCATCACAGTGATTTAATGATTTGCCCACCGTATAACTACCTGAAGGTCCAGCAATCACAATGGGATCATCTCCTTGAGGTTCTGCTTGTTGGGGTCTCATGTATTCTTCTTCTAGTGTCATACACGAGAAATAATTCTCTAATGCATTGGAGACATATTCGAAATCATACTGCTCAGGGGTCTCTATCATCTGGACATTACCAAATATAAGATCTTCGATCTCACGAAATAACCAATGACCATAATCTCGTGTTAACGGAAAAATGGGAGTTGCCATTCTCGATGTATTTGTCATTTTAGATATATAAAAAATCCACCAAGGCAATACATTATAGAAACCGGATTGATCAAAACCGATTGTTAAAGGATCAAATTCTCCGATTTTGCGATCTGGGGAGTGAAGCCATGAAAAATGGCGAGCAATAAAAGTTGCAGGATCTTTATAATTATCATAAAGTGCCTTATATGGTGTTTTAGATTTAGAATAATGTGAAT